TTTTTTACTTGATTTACTTTTTTTACTTGATTTACTTTTTTTACTTGATTTACTTTTTTTACTTGATTTACTTTTTTTACTTGATTTACTTTTTTTACTACTTACTATATTCCTCTTAATGTTTTTCCCTTTCTTTTTATATTTTTTTGTTATGTTATGCATAAATATATTATATATATTGTAATTATTTAAAAATTAGTATTTACAGATATTTTTTTTAAATAATTATTAAAAAATAAATTGATTTAAAATTTTTATTTAATAAATTATTTAAATAACCCAACTATGGAGAATTCAACATCAACTCCAAGAAATGATGATGATGATATTAACGCAGAAGAGTATATTGAAGAACCGCATACTATTATTAATTCATATTTTAAAGGGAAACACTTGCAACGTTTAATAGAGCATCAAATTGAATCATATAATGATTTTATTTCATATCAAGTACCAAGAACTGTTGCTATGTTCAACCCTATACATGTTGCTTCTGAACAAGATTATGTTAAAGAAGTTGACAAGCATAGATTAGAAATGGATATTACATGCGAAAATTTTAATATTCATAGAGCACAAATCCACGAAATAAACGGAGCAACAAAAAATATGTATCCACAAGAAGCACGTGATAGAAATTTTACTTATGCAGGAGAAATGACAATTGATTTAAATATTAGGTTTACTGTGAGAAGTGGTACATTATTGGAACATACACATACATTTAATAAAGTTTTACCTAATATTCATATTGGAAAAATGCCGATTATGTTAAAATCGAGTATTTGTATTTTAGAACAATATAAGCATATTTCGAATAATGTAACAGGTGAATGTCGTATGGACTCAGGTGGATATTTTATAGTTAACGGATCTGAAAAAACAGTTATTGGACAAGAAAGAGCAGCAGAAAATTTAGTTCAATGTTTTAATATCTCTAAAAACAATAATAAATGGAGTTGGTTAGCCGAAATAAAATCAGTTCCTGATCATAAATGTATTTCACCTAAACAACTTACATTAACAATTGCTACAAGAAATAATGGATTTGGAAATGGATTATGGTTACAAATTCCACGCTTAAAAAATCCACTACCACTATTTGTTGTATTTAGAGCATTAGGCGTTATTAGTGATAAAGATATATGTAAAAAAATAATATTAGATACAGATAATGAAGATAATGAATTATTGATGCGTAATATACAAGGTTCGATAGTTGAATCAAATAGTACATTAACACAAGAATGTGCAATGAAACAAATTATATCAAATATAATGTTTACAACTCATGCAGGAATTGATAAAGAAACAAGCATTAAATTAAAAAAAAATTTTGCAGAAGAAGTTTTAAAGAATGATTTGTTTCCTCATTGTAGAACAGTCACTCAAAAAATATACTTTTTGGGATATATGGCAAAATGTTTATTAAAATGTAGTTTGGGTATCGAACAAACAAGTGATCGTGACTCATTTGTTAATAAACGAGTAGACCTAACCGGTATATTATTGAACAATTTATTTAGAAATTATTTTAATAAAATGGTAAAAGATATGCAAAAACAAACAATTAGAGAAATAAATATTGGTTCGTGGAGATCTACATCTGATTATGAATCTATTATAAATATGACTAATATTTATAAAATTATTAAACCAACCACAATTGAAAATGGTCTTAAAAGAGCACTTGCAACTGGAGATTTTGGTGTAAAACAAACAAACAGCAATAAAGTTGGAGTTGCGCAAGTATTAAATAGGTTAACTTATATTTCTGCATTAAGTCATCTACGTAGAGTAAATACTCCTATAGATAAAAATGGAAAACTTATTCCTCCTCGTAAATTACACCCTACTTCATGGGGGTTTTTATGTCCTGCCGAAACACCAGAAGGTGGTAGTGTTGGTGTTGTTAAAAATTTAAGTTATATGGCAAGGGTTACTATTCCATGTAATAGTAACTCATTGTATGATTATGTTGAAAAATACATAGTACCAATTGAAAGATTGAGTGAAAAAGAATTATATAATAAAATTAAATTATTCATAAATGGGTCATGGATAGGTATTGTAAAAGATGATCCATACTTATTTTATTCTTCATTAAAAAATAAAAAATATAAGGGTATTATAAATATTTATACATCAATTATATTCGATACTAAACGTAAAGAAATTCGGGTATGTAATGATTCTGGAAGATTAGTACGTCCATTATTAAAAGTGCGTGATAATAAATTATTAATTACAAATAGTATTATTGAAAAACTTATATCAAAGGATCTGACATGGGAAGATTTATTTACAGATTGTCGTATTGGGGAAAGTGTATTAGAATATATCGATGCAGCAGAACAAAATATGAGTATGATCGCAATGGAACCACTACATTTAAATAAAACGGAACAATTTATATATAAATATACACATTGCGAAATTCATCCAAGTACCATATTTGGAATTTTGGCATCATGTATTCCATTTCCTGAACATAATCAATCACCTCGTAATACATATCAATGTGCTATGGGTAAACAAGCAATGGGAATGTATGTGACTAATTTTGACAACCGCATGGACAAAACTGCATATGTATTGACATACCCGATGCGCCCACTTGTTGAAACTAGAGTTATGAATATGATTGAATTAAATAAAATTCCATCTGGTTGTCAAGTAATTGTTGCAATTATGACACATTCTGGGTATAATCAAGAAGACAGTATCTTATTCAATAAGGGTTCTATTGATAGAGGGTTGTTTCAGGCAACAATTTATCACACCGAAAAAGATGAAGATAAAAAAATACACGGAGATGAAGAAATCCGGTGTAAACCCGATAGAAAAAAAACCAAAGGTATGAAATTTGGAAACTACGATAAAATTAATGAAAATGGCGTTATTCCAGAAAATACATTAGTTGAAAATCGTGATATTATTATTTCTAAGGTATTGCCTATTAAAGAAGCAAGAAATGACCATTCGAGAGTTATCAAATACGAAGATCAAAGTAGAATTTATAGAACAAACGAAGAAACATATATTGATAAAAATTATATTGAGCGAAATGGAGATGGTTATAACTTTTGTAAAGTTCGTTTACGAAATATTCGTAAACCTATTATTGGCGATAAATTTAGTAGTCGTCATGGACAAAAAGGTACTATTGGTAACATTATACCAGAATGTGATATGCCGTTTATTTCAAGTGGAGTTAAACCAGATATTATTATTAATCCTCATGCTATCCCATCTCGTATGACAATTGCACAATTAAAAGAAACAGTATTGGGAAAAACATTATTAGAACTTGGATTATTTGGAGATGGTACTAGTTTTGGTAAGTTTGACATTAAAGATATTTGTAAAGAATTGCAAAAGGTTGGATATGAATCAAATGGTAATGAAATATTGTACAATGGATTAACCGGAGAACAAATTGAAACATCTATCTTTGTTGGTCCTGTATTTTATCAAAGATTAAAGCACATGGTATCTGATAAGCACCATAGTCGTAGTATCGGTCCTATGGTTAATTTGACTCGTCAACCAGCAGAAGGGCGATCTAAAGACGGTGGTTTACGGTTTGGTGAAATGGAACGTGATTGTATGTGCTCTCATGGTGCGGCGACTTTCACCAAAGAACGATTATATGATGCTTCTGATGCATTTCGTGTTCATGTATGTAAAAAATGTGGTCTAATTGCAGCATATAATGATACTATGCATATTCATTTATGCAAAACATGTGATAATCGTACAGATTTTAATTATGTGGAACTACCTTATGCATGTAAATTAATGTTTCAGGAATTAATCACAATGAATATTGCTCCTCGTATTATGACATAAAAATAAATAATAATTTTAAAAATTTATTATTATGAAATCTATTATTTTTTTTTAAATTTTTAATTTATTCCAATTTATTAGCATTGTATAAAATATATGAGAGAAATATACCAAAAAAGTTTTTAGCAAATAAATCTAATATATTATACATTGTATTTTTAATTTTATAAGGGAGTATTGCTGCTACTCCATATAATGACCATATAATTGAAAAAACCCCAAAAATCTTTAAACCATCTTTTGAATATAATGCAAACTCACTATAAATTATATAAAACATTAAAATGAATGGAATAAATCCAATTATAGTTGTAGATATATATGAATATATTTGTTTTTCGCCTAAAAATCCAGATAATAACATTAATCCGTTTAATATTGTTACAGTAATTATTGTCTTCCAATTATTTTTTATTTCAGTTATAATAGGTTTTGTAGTAATATTATTATTTTTATTTTTTAAAAATATTAAATATAAAATAAGAGAAATTAACATGATTGGCGTTGTTAAAACCCAATCATAATATCTGAATTCAGTTATATTTTTAATGATATCAAAATTTGTTATCATCCATATATAAAATATTGCTTCTATTATTTGTACAATAAAATCCATAATAACTAATTCTTTTATTATATTAAATCTAGGAGGTATAGGTAGTTTAATTGCATATATTTGTATTATTCCTGTAATAATCTGCAAAATTAATGAATATAATCCAGAAAAAAAAACGATATTCATTTACACTATATTTATATAAAAATATAATAAATATAATAAAAAATATATTATATTTATATTGTATATAAGAATGTCTGGTTTTACAAGTGATACTAAAATGAGTAAATTAGGCGGAGGTATTCCAGGAAGTCAACCAAAAGGTGGATTATTAGGAGGGGGTGCTACAGGTGGACGATCTGGTTCTTCTGGTATGGAAGGTGGCGGACAACGCGGTACTGATCGTTTAATTATGAGACGTGTATTGGGTCATAAAACTTTTCCAAACAACAACCCTCAGGTAATTACTCCATTTAGACGTTTTTTTAATGCAGGTGATACTGCAGGTACAATTAATTCTGGTCCTTCTCCATTATTAGGACGTCCTACGAGTCAAACCATAGGAAATAGTATGGTGTCTCGAGTACATGCACGTAATGGTGGAACCAAAACAGGTGAATCGTTTTACAGTGGAAATCAACGATATGTGTATGACAGTTCTAATTATGTACAATTTAAAAAACTCCAAGCAAAAAATAGAAATTATAATGATTCTAGTTTTGGAGGTGAAAATGGTTCAACTGTTAGTCAGGCATTACGACGAGTTAGAAGTTAAAATAGTTAATAAACTGTTATAATCAATTTTAATATTCATATTATACAATTTCATTGAAATAACACTATTATCATGGTTTTTATTTTTATAATTATCATTTATATTTGATATAATTTGTGTTTTTACTTTTTTAAAATGATTTTCTATAATATCGTTGAATAAATAAAAATCAAAATCACCCGATTTTGCTTTTTCTAACATTGATAATATTGATATTTGAATATTCTTATATCTAATTATTTCATTATATAACTCAACTTCATCATGTGATATATATATACCTGGTTCATTTGTTAGTGGGTTATTAACAAATACTGTACAGATTGACAATAATATAGATGATAATGATTGACAACCACTCCATTGATCACCTTGCCATGTATTTAAAACGGATAAACATACTTTACCATTTTTATATAAATTCGGATTGAATCTAGTTATGCCATCATTTGTACAGTATTCAACCATCGGAGGACTATACGGATAATTTGATGGAAATGTAAATTTAAAAAAATAAAATCCATGTTCGTAAGGAGTATCACTTGGACCAATGATCAATGCTTTTCCTTTTAATAAATCAGTTTCATCATGCTCATAGTAAATACCATGTTCATGTAATGGATTTTTTTTAATAGTTTTAATATCATTTATAATACGTCTTATTGTCTCTTTTGATATAAAAACTTCACTATTATTATTATTATTATTCAAAGACATTATTCAAAATTATATATTAATATATTTAGATATATTTATGTATATATATTAATATATATTAATATATATTATTCATACCAATAGTGTACTATATATTAATGCATATTCTCTCAATCATACAATATTATTTAAAATAAAATTGAATAATAAAGATTAAATAATATATAATCATATAGTAACATTGCGAATGATGAATGGTTCATCGAACGTAAATCCAAAAACGTTTGATAATTTATTACGATCATATAATGCTGAAAAAGGCGAAACATTTACACACACACGAATTGGCGATAAAAATCATAATGTATATGCAGGATCTTATAATATACCTAATTCTGAGTTGAAAACATTTATGCAGCAATATTATACTAATGTTTTTGTAAATGGAAAGAAAGAATATTTAACTGAAAAACAACTCATTGAAGACGGTCCTATATTAATCGACATTGACATGCGGTATGATACAACTGTAAAAACCAAACAACATACCGTAGAGCACATTATAGATGCGATTATGTTGTATTGTGAAAAAATTATTGAATTAATGGATATTACAGATGGTGCCAAATGGAATGTTTATGTAATGGAAAAAAATAACGTTAATGTACTTGATAACAAAACAAAAGACGGAATTCATATTATTATAGGAATTAAAATGCACAAGGCATTGCAAGTGTTATTAAGAAAAAAAGTATTACCTGAACTACAAAATATATGGGACGATTTACCAGTTAAAAATAGTTGGGAAGATGTTTTAGATGAGGGAATTACTCGGGGTTTTGTTAATTGGCAACTGTATGGGTCAGGTAAACCGGGAAATCAGGTTTACTTGGTTAAGCAATTATTTGAATTAACCTATGCAAACAAAAACTTAGAAATTGTACAATGTCCTATTGAAAAATTTTCAGTTGAAAAAAATATTAATAAATTATCAGCACGGTATACGGATAATCCTACATTTCCTTTAAATGATGGTGTATATGATGAGTTTGAAGAAGCAAAATTAACATTAAATAAACATTCGAATAAACCAAAACCATCTACTGGAGGAAAATATAAGGTTAAATTAAAACATTCATCTAATGTCCCAAATTCAACAAAATATTTAGATATTTCAGATGAAAAAATGCTAGATATTATGATTGAGACATATTTTGAAGACATTGGTCCAATGAATTATAGATATAAAGAAACACATGAGTATGCAATGATATTACCTTCGCAATATTATGGTCCAGGTAGTTATAATAAATGGATACGAGTTGGGATGGCACTGTTTAATACAAATCCAGACTTATTCTTAACTTGGGTAAAATTTAGTTGTCGTGATAATTGTCGTGATACATTAAAAGGTGGTGATGGTAAATTTGATTGGCGGTTAATACCTGAATTACATGAAACATGGAATAGTTTTTCACAAAATCCAGATTGTTTAACATATCGTTCTATCATGTACTGGGCTAAAAATGATGCAAAAGATAAATATGATATTATACATAAAGAAACTGTTGATTTCTTTATAACACAAACTATTCAGAACCCAACTGAATTTGACCTTGCATCGGTGTTATATAATATGTTTAAAGATAGGTTTGTATGTATTAGTATTAAAAATAAAATATGGTTCGAATATATTGGTAATCGATGGCACGAAATTGACTCAGGAAATACACTTCGTATGTCTATCTCGAAAGAAATGCATCAAATATATTTTGAAAAAACATGTGAAATAACTAACCAAGCACATTCATTAGGAGAACCAGGAGACGCAGAACGTGACAAAATTATGAAAACCGCACAAAAATTAAATGAAATATGTGCCATGTTAAAAAAGACTCAACCAAAACAAAATATTATGCGTGAAGCATGTGAAATATTTTACGATAAAGAATTTGTATCCAAGTTAGACCGAAATGCATATTTGTTATGTTTTAATAACGGTGTTGTTGACTTTAAACAAAAAACTTTTAGAAAAGGACAACCTGACGATTTTATATCAAAATGTACAAATATTGATTATATTCCATATAGTTCATTACAAAATACACATCATAAAATAGTTAGTGACCTTAACAAATTTATGGAACAATTATTTCCACTAAAAGACGTAGAAAATTATATGTGGGATCATTTATCTTCATGCTTAATTGGAATCAATACAAATCAAACATTTCATATTTACGAAGGTTCTGGTAGAAATGGTAAATCGGTATTAACGTCCCTCATGGGTAAAGGAATGGGATCATATAAAGGCACTGTTCCTATTACACTTATTACTAAACAGCGGTTGTCAATCGGAAGTACATCATCTGAGGTTGCTCAATTAGACGGTATTCGTTATGCAGTTATGCAAGAACCAACGAAGGGAGATAAAATCAACGAAGGTGCATTAAAGGAATTAACTGGCGGTACTGATCCTATCCAAGCAAGAGCATTATTTAAGGACACAATTACATTTGTCCCTCAATTCAAACTTGTAGTGTGTACCAATACTGATTTTGAGGACACTAGTAATGACGATGGAACGTGGCGTCGTATGCGTTATATTAGCTTTAAATCTAAATTTTTAGAAAATCCATATGAAGATGAAATTAAATTTCCAAGAAGTGAATGCCCATATCAATTTAAACTAGATAAAACAATTGATGAAAAATTTGATGTATGGGCACCAGTATTTATGTCAATTTTAGTGCATAAAGCATACACTAACCAAGGATTAGTAAAAGATTGTAATACTGTTATGTTAACAAGTGATAAACACCGTGAAAGTCAAGATTATATGTCAGGTTTTGTAAAGGAAAATATAATTGAAAAACATGGGTCTATTATTAAAAAAACAAATATGATGGAATCATTTAAACTATGGTATGTTGAAAATTATGGAAAAACGTCAATGCCTAAAGGAAAGGAAATTACAGAGTTTTTGAATAGACGTTTTGGTGTTTATAAAAACGGTTGGCATAATATTGAAATTAAGAATATTTATGAAGATAATGATGACCCTTTAGATGAATGCGATTAAGTTTAATTTAATTATAAATCATTGTATACATCTTTATATACAATATCCTCAAACCAATAAGATAATACATCGTATAATACAAATATCCATTTTATTATTAGATTCAATATAATAGGCATTATTGATGCAATAAATAACAGTAACCAAACTGTATATTTTTTATATAATTTATCTGGAATAAAATTACCAAATATAACATAACACACAATAATAGTATAGTATATAAATAACATTATACGTCTATAAAGAAATAATGATTCCATATCTTTTTCTTCATAAACAACTTTCCTTTCATTTGTTTGTAATATTCTATTAAACCTATTTATTTTTTTCTCTATCGTTTTTTTTTCTTCCTTTTTAATTTTTAATAATGATTCAGAATGCTTACTAAATATTATCTGCCCTTCATATTGTTTTATATGTTGAAGTAGGTTCCCTGCAAACTTTTGTTGTTTATCAATTGTATTTTTTTTAAAATCTGCAGCAGTTGTTGCATATCTATCTACAATCATTGAATTATATTTTTCATCACCACCTGATTCTCCTTTATTAAATAAATATAAATTCTTTTCTGCTTGTCCTAATTCAAATGGTGCTTTTTCTACATTTTCCTTTTTTTTCTCCATTATTCTTGTTAGTTTATCATTTATAGAATTATTTTTTACAGTAGGATCTTGAATATTAGTCAATAACTTAAATATATTATTTGTTACTAAACCTGAAACTTTATCTGTGGTTTCTTGTATTGAAGAAAATTGTTTTTCATAATTACTTGGTAAACTATCATTTGACATTTCTTTTGTTTATTATATAATAATTTTTTATTATTATTATATAATTTTTTATTATTTTAAATATTACTCACATTTGCAAAACTTGAATTTCCAACATATCCCGTAATTGTTTTCGTATTAGTATTGGATTGTTTTGAAATATCATGCCCGTTTAATCCATTTCCGGAAATAAATGTTTCTGAATTATTATTTTTCTTAGTTACACATTTCACCTTTTGTTCATCAAAATAAAGTCCATCGTCGCAGCAACTATCGTCAATGCAAATATCCAAATTTTTCAATAATAGTTTAATAGGATTTTCCATTTTCAGGAAATTCTTTTTATTATACTCCCATATTCCTGGACTTGTAGCATGAGGAGTTTCATATTTCCAGTTATATTCATCAAAATTCATATGACTTCTCGTATGCAAATCCCACATATCAAACATTAATATAAACGCACCAACTCCGATTATTATACCATTTACATATTTATAAATTAAATCCGGAATTAAACCATTTCTTTTTAATATATTTATTATTATTATTATTATAAAGAATATAATTACTTTTTTAAACAAGTGGGTTTGATATTCATACCGTTTACTATAATATGTATTTATTTCGAATAATCGTTTTTTTGTATTATTTGAATTATTAAGATTATTATATTTATCTCTCATTTTTTTAACATTTTCTTCTAAAAAATTAAGCATTGTTAATTGATTAACCAAATTAACTCTAGAATTTGCTATACCAAGTGTGTATATTTCATTTCTATCATTCAATGTTTTATATAATTCATTACGTGCTTCTTGAATAGAAACTATCTGATTATGTAAAAAATCAACATCTTTTTCATATTTTATTTTTAATTCGTTTTTCTCATCCGGTGATGTTAGCTTATCCCTATTATTAATATATACATCATGTACATTATCAAAATGATTATAAATGTCCTCTTCGCTATTTAGTAAATTTTTTATTTTATCAGTAATCTCCATGTTTATTATATATTATATAATAAAAATATATAATAAAATATATAATAAAATATATAATATCGTTTAATGTTTAATGTTTAATGTTTAATGTTTAATGTTTAATGTTTAATAATTTGATATTTTTATATAATAAATAAATAAAATAATTGCTAAAATACTCCATGTTGTTTTCTTGTATTTGTTACTTATCATATTAAATGCTATATCTTCATTAATTGCTTCCAACTGTTGCAATTCTTTACCTGACCATTTTTTTAGTTTATCTCTATTTGTTATCATTTCAACTACTTTTAAATATAATAAGTAGAATACGCCAAACGATGATGTTTGATTATCCCTCATTTGTGTTTTTAAATTCTTATTATTAATATGTATATTTTCAAACCCTTCATCATAATTAACATCTGGGACCATCATTGACACTATTTTGGGCGTTTCTGACTTATTCGGGGTCGATGCCGCAATTGAATCATTTTCATTATTTTTTGAAGAAAAATATTTTTTTCGTTGTTCTAATTTATTATTTTTTGAAATTTCATTTTCATTTTCAATCCATTTTTTTAATCCACAAGTTGTATCTCGTGTCATTTCGCTACCAATTAACATTTTTTTACTTTCAAACTCATCTACTGAAATATTTTTTGTATTTTTTGTATTGCAATTTTCATTGCTATTTGATACAATTTTATTTCGTATATAGTATTCACTATTATTATCAATTACTCTTATTCCTCTACGATAAATATTATTATTTAATAATTTACATTTTACATTATCAATTCCATCATTATTTGGGTAAAATAAATATCCAGCACATTTTAATGAATCATTGCATTTTCTATTACACTCATCATTATTTTTTGACTCGTTATCATCAATATTTTCTAAAAAAATATTATCTCCTATAATATTTATATTATCTTTTTTTTCATAACTATTATCATACTTTAACATAGAATCTGGGTATATTTGTAATTTACCGTCATTATTAATATATCCCATTTGGCCCATATTTTGTTTATGATTTATTCTAACATTGTATATATCTAAACTATCCGCACTCACTACTGATGTATCATATATATCTTCACATGCTATTTTATTATATGTTACTTTTAAAGATAAATCGGTATCGTCAAATAGTAATCTATAATGACCGTCAGACGTTCCTATCCATTCGCCTGGTTTCAAGAATTCACCAGCAGAAATATAGTTTCTCCCGTTTTTCCCGTTTTTTGTTTTATATTTGTCATTTTTGAATGATTTTGGAATTACTATATTATCATTTTTATTATCCCATAATGTTTTATTATTATCATCTTCTATACTTAAAAAACCTGTATCATGTATCACCAAACGTAAATTATTGCACTTGTTCGTTTCTTCGTTACAGTCAAAATGTGCAATTTTTCCGCCAGCCTCGCCATCAATATTAATCTTTTTTTCATCACTTGCATTAGTACCACATTTATATTTTGCGTCAAAATCCTTTTGACATCCATATGCTGGATCACCCGCTGGAATCTCTTGATATACTTGATTTTCCCATCCACCCCAATATTTTTTTTTCTTTGGTATAAATTTACCATCGTCATCAAAAGGATCTCCACCAGTGCATGGTTTTTTTCCATATTTACCATATATGTTCTTATCTCTTAACCCATTATTTGATCCCCAGCATTCTCCTCTATATTGAATTCCAAATGTATTATATCCTTGTTCTTTTGCTTTCTTGGCACAATCATACTCATTGTTACCAGTAACATTTGCCAAAAGTTTTGGTATTGCCCTTTTTTTATTATCTCTAAAACAACCTTGAAATTCATACTTAGTTGGTATTTTTGCATTTTTTTTCACATCATCCCCGGTTATTTTATACTTAAATTCCGATAAATATTTTTCTTTTGTAGTTTCACCTAAGGTATTTAATTGTCTTTTTATAATATCGCCCCAATTATTATTAGATATATTCCATTTTTGAAAATCAATTAATTCGACCATTAATTTTATATTTATATATTAATATTATTTTATAATTTTATAATTATTTATTATTTATTACTATTTATTACTATTTATTACTATTGTATTTATTACTATTGTATTTTTTTGCGTGGTCTAAATGATTCTATTGTAGTATTTTTTATTTTATTTTATTTTATTATATTTTATGAAAAAAAAAATTTGAATTGAATTTTCAGAAACCGATTTTGGACATTTATAAATGTCCATTTTGGGATAGTGCTTGTCCTCCTTTTTAAAAAGGTGAAAAAAAACGACTTGTGACTGAAATGCTCTAAAAAATAATTTTTACCAAAAAAAAGTGTTACCATGTTTTTTTAATGTTTTTTTATAAACTATTTAGGCGTTTTTTATGTTAGGATATTATAGTAATGAATCCTAATAAAAAACGCCTAAAAAACGCCGATAATTTTAAATGTGAATGTTGCAACTTTATATGCAGTAAAAATAGTGAATGGGATCGTCATATTTTAACACTGAAACACAAAAAACAGACAGATCCTAATATGTTAGGAAAAATAATAGTTAATGAGTTTGTATGCTCAAACTGTAATAAATCGTATAAACATCTCTCAACTTTATCTGCGCATAAAAAAAAATGCAATAATGAAAAAAATAATACACTCAATGATAATAATAAAGAATTAATTAATTTATTAATAAAAGAAAATATAGATTTTAAAAATATTATTTTAGATTTGGTAAAGAATAATGGAAATTTACAAAAACAAATGTTAGATGTTTGTAAAAATAGTAATACCACAAATAATATTAATAATAATAATAATAATAAAACATTTAATATGCAATTTTTTCTTAATGAAGAATGTAAAGATGCCATGAATATTATGGATTTTGTAAATTCTATGACATTGCAATTATCTGATCTTGAAGATGTTGGAAGTCTTGGTTATGTTGAAGGTATGAGTAAAATAATTATTCAAAAATTGAATGAAATTGATATTTATAAACGTCCAATACATTGCAGTGATATGAAACGAGAGATTATGTATGTTCGCGATAATGATGTATGGGAAAAAGAAAATACGACATATGATAAATTACGTAAAGCAATTAAATATATAACAAAAAAAAATGGCGATTTATTGATTCCTTGGAGTGAAAAATATCCATCGTGCATGAATATAGAACATCCTCAAAATGATATATATATGCGTATTATGAGTCAAGCAATGGGCGGGAAAGAAGAATTTACATGTAGTGAAAATAAAATAATAAAAAAGATTTCAAAGGCAGTTATTATTGATAAAATGTAAAAGCATTAAACTATATTTTTTACATATACATTGATCGCCAATTTCCATTGTCAGCATTTTTAATAACTAATTTATCAACCATTTCTGGTGTAACTTCCATTGGAAATGTCACTTTGATTTTCATTTCCTTGTTGAAAATATTTGTATCTGATTTCATTAATCTATATAAATTTAATTTCGTATAAATAATTTCTAGACAACGCTTTAATGTACGCACTCCATCTTCCTTCTCTGTATAATTTGTAATAATATAATGCATCGTCGCCTCTGGAATTGTAATATCGGACGGGTTAAATTTTACTTGGTTACAAATACTTGGTAAGATATATTGAGATGCAATCGTTGTCTTCTGAGATTGATCATATCCTTTTGTTTGTATTTTGTACATTCTGTCCAGTAGAATACGATTTACTTTTGATTCATCATTATAACTGAAAATAAATAGACAACGACTAAGATCAAAATCAATTTCTGAAAAATATTTATCATGAAATTGACTATTTTGTGATGTATCTGTTAAATGAGTTAAAATACCAGCAATTTCTTCTCCCTTTGGTGTATCACTAATCTTATCCAACTCGTCAAAGTATATGACCGGATTCATACTTTTGCATTTAATTAAGAAATCTACAATTTTACCCCAAGTAGACCCTTCATATGTATATGAATGACCTTCTAAAAAACTACTATCTGTTGCTCCACCAAGAGCAACAAATGCAAAATCACGACCTAAAATTTTACTAATTCCTTCTTTTACTAGAGTAGTTTTTCCTGTACCCATTGGACCTTTAATTGCAATTGAACTACCAATTGCAGTTGGGTTTACAATCCACTGTCCTACCATTTGTAAAATTTGCAGTTTTGCATCATCTAATCCGTATACTGCGTCATCTAAAATTTTTTTGGACTTTTCCATAAAATCATGACATTCGTCAACTGAATTGTTTTCATATGAAATTGATAAATTTTTATATTTTCCAAATGGAATTTGCATAAATGTATCAACCCAGTTTTTCATTTTAAAATATTCACTTCCTCCCGGATCCATATATTTTAATGTTGAAATCTTTCTATATGCAGTTGCCTTATAACCAATTGGAATATCTGCATCAAGCAATCTCATACGATAAGGTTTGGAAATACTACTACTTTCTCTAATCTGTGAAATTTGATCAAGAGCATGTTCTTGTTGTGAAATATCCATATTTTCATTGAAATACTTTAAATCATTCATTGTATTTTCATCCTTTAACATTGTTTTTAATTTTTTTGTATTTTTAACTTTTTGCTTGGATTCTTTCCTTGATTTTCTCTTTAAACTATCTTCCTCCTTTTTAAAAATTTCTTCATACATTTTTTTAATAGTAGGGTTTGATTGTTCGGACTCTGATAATGATTTTTCAAACAATGCCTTTACTCTTGTATAAGGATTTATTTTTGTTTCCTCGTTGCCATTCGTAATAGGTTGTTCTTCTTCACTCTCAGACGAGTCATCCGAGCATGACGGAGAGTCTTCATATGTTTCATCATAAAGTGCGTCGATTTCATCAAAATCGCTATATTGTTCTTCTTCGTTGTCTTTATTTCCAATAACAAACGAAATATTATATTTTGAATCTTGATTTTGTTTAATTTGATTCTTACTCTTATTCTTACTATATCTTTTTTGTTCACCCATAATAATATTATCATGCATCGAATCCTTTTTTTTATTTGCACATTTTTTACTCATATATTTAGAAGGGAATAATTCTGATAAAAATTTTGTATACGCTTCCGCTTCGAGTTTTTTATTGACTTTTTTCGTTGAATCATAATCTTCATCATCTTCATCATCTTCATAATCTTCATCATCTTCATCATCTTCATCTTCTTCTTCATCTTCTTCTTCATCATCTTCATCATCTTCATCATCTTCATCATCTTCATCTTCTTCATCTTCTTCATCTTCTTCAAAATCATCGTCTGAAGAAGAAGAATCATGGTTTTTTTTATACGTATTATTATGATATGTATTTTTCAAGCAAGATTTTTTGGTACTACCAATAACTTCTGTCGATGTTCGTGCATTACGTTGTTGAACAGAACCTCTTGTATTATATCTTGGATTTCTTTTATTATTGTGGCGTGATTTACTATCATCAGTATTGATCATTTCAATATCTTTTGAAGGCGGCATTGTATTATGATGGTTGGGTTATAAATACGTAATGGTTTAAATTATAATTCAATTTTTTTTTTAATTATTATAATATTTTTAATAATTATTTTAGTGATTATAAGTTAATTATTTTTATTTATTAATTAATAAATAAAAAAATTGAATTAAACATATCATAATATTATTATGTTAATATAAGAGAAATGACTATGCCAAATAAAGGAATCAGTCAAAAACAAAATCCTTCACGAATTATTGGAATACAGTTTAGTATTCTATCTCCAGAAGAAATTCGAAAGGGGTCAGTTGCTGAAATTACAAATCGCGAATCTTATGTAAATAATAAACCAGTTATCAATGGTCTATTTGATCCTCGAATGGGTGTTTTAGAACCTGGGTTAATTTGTCCAACTGATGGTCTTGATTATATGAAAACGCCGGGTTATTTTGGTCATGTAGAATTAGCACGTCCGTTGTTTTATATTCAATATCTTGTAACTGTTATTAAAATTGCACGTTGTATTTGTATTAAGTGTAGTAAATTATTAATTAGTAAAGAAAAATATAAACATCTTTTAAATTTATCATTAGAAGATAGATGGGATAGTGTTTTTGCAATTGCAAGTAAAATTAAACGTTGTGGAGAAGATACTGATGATGGTTGTGGATGTAAACAACCAAGTAAAATTAAAAAAGAAGGATTGTCTACTTTGGTTGCAGAATGGGACAACGTAAAAGGCGTTGATGCAGCAAGTAATTTAACTATTCATCTTACTCCTGAAATTTTATTGAAATGTTTTCGCCGTATATCAGACGATGATGTATTATTTATGGGTTTTAGTCCAATTTGGTCACGACCCGATTGGATGATTTGCCAAGTGTTAGCAATTCCACCCCCTGCAGTACGTCCGTCAGTTAAACATGATTCACAACAACGTAGTGAAGATGATATTACTCATATTATTGTAAGTATTTTAAAAGCAAATAAAACATTGCAAGAAAAAATCCAATCAAATGCTACAGAGAATGTAATTAATGATTGGACTGTTTTATTACAGTATTATGTAGCATCGTTAATTGATAATAAAATACCAGGTGCTCCTCCTATGTCACAGCGTTCAGGTCGTCCTTTAAAAGCAATTAAAGAACGATTAGTTGGAAAACATGGGAGAGTTCGAGGCAATTTAATGGGAAAACGCGTTGATTATAGTGGACGTTCAGTTATCACACCTGACCCTAATTTATCTGCTACTGAACTTGGTGTTCCTTTAAAAATGGCAAAAAATTTAACAAAACCAGTTACAGTAAATGAACGAAATATTAAATTCTTATTGAAACTTGTAAAGAATGGTCCAGATGTACACCCAGGAGCAAAAATTTTAGAAAAGAAAAATGGAGATAATATTTCTCTTAGATACATTGATAGAGAATCTATCCAGTTAGAATATGGTGATGTTGTACATCGTCATATGATGGACGGTGATTGTATTTTATTTAATCGTCAACCTACATTACATCGTATGTCTATGATGGGTCATATTGTTAAAATTATGTATATTGGGGATACATTTCGTATGAATGTTGCAGATACGAAACCATATAATGCTGATTTTGACGGTGATGAAATGAATTTACATATGCCACAAAGTATTGAAAGCGAATGTGAATTAAAACATTTAGCAGCAGTACCATGGCAGATTATTAGTCCAGCAAACAATAAATCGATTGTTGGGGTTTTTCAAGATTCATTATTGGGATCATTTAGATTTACTCGTGAAAATACAAATTTTACAGCACGTCAAGCAATGAATTTGTTAATGGCATTTAATAAGGTCGATGTAGACAATTTACCATCAAATAATATTTCAAACTTCAATATTTTATCGCAGATTTTACCCTCATTTACACTTAAATATAAAACAAAACGCTATAATGATGGTGAAGATTACAAAACATCAAATAACGTTTTAGAAATTAATAATGGAAAATATATTAGGGGTCAATTAGAAAAGGGCGTTCTTGGAGATGGAACAAATGGATTAATTCATCGTATTTGTAATTCATATGGAAACAAAAAATCTATTGAATTTGTAGATGATTTACAAAATATTATAACAGAATATATGAAAACAAGTGGATATAGTGTTGGTGTTAGTGATTTAATTGCAAATAAACAGACAAATGATGCAATTTCTGATATTATTATGAGTAAGAAATTGGAGGTTAAATCACTTATTGACCAAACACATCTGGGTATTTTTGAAAATAAATCTGGGCAAACCGATGAACAAGAGTTTGAAGTTCAAGTTAATAATATACTTAGTAAAGCAGTAAATGATGCTGGTAAGATTGGTCGTGAAAGTTTAAATAAAGATAATCGATTTGTCATTATGGTGAATGCCGGTTCTAAGGGCAGTGATTTAAATATTTCACAAATGATTTCATGTTTGGGTCAACAAAATGTCGACAATAAACGTATTCCGTATGGATTTGAAAATCGTACATTACCGCATTTCACAAAATTTGACGACTCTCCTTCTGCTCGAGGTTTTGTTGAAAACTCATTTATTGCTGGATTAACTCCGCAAGAATTATTCTTTCACGCAATGGGTGGTCGTATTGGTATTATCGATACTGCTGTTAAAACATCTCAAACCGGATATATCCAAAGGCGTCTCATAAAAGGTTTAGAAGATTTAAATATTGCATATGATATGACAGTTAGAAATAATAAAAATAAAATTATTCAATTTTCATATGGTGATGATGGATTTGACCCTATTAAAGTTGAGTCACAACCATTACCTCTCATACAGATGACATTAGAAGATATATATAATCATTTCCAAATTCCAATTACTTCTAGTGACAAAACCAAATCAGATGATGTATTTATTTCTTCATTTACAAAACAAACTGCTAAACGTATTCCTAAGCAAAATAATGAATTAACTAAAAAAATAAAAGAAATTATTGATATGGCAATTCAAGTTAGGAGTGGATTAGTATCAAATGTTTTTGGGCACCGTGATAATAAAAATGTAAATGTACCTGTATCATTTATACACAATATTAATAATGTTCAAGGACAACAAAATATTAATATTAATTCTTTGGTTGACATTACTCCTAAAGAAGCATATGAAATTATTGATAATGGATTTAATAACTTAATGTCAATTCACTATTGTAAACCTAATATATTATTTAAAATGTTGTACTATTATTATCTTAACCCTAAAGATTTACTTATGATAAAACGTTTCAATCGTAAAGCATTAATCGTACTTATTGATCAAATTGTGCTTTCATACAAAAAATCAATTATTGCTCCGGGCGAAATGGTTGGCATGATTGCTGCTCAATCAATTGGTGAACCAACCACGCAGATGACACTTAATACATTTCACTTTGCTGGTGTTGCAAGTAAATCAAATGTAACTCGTGGATTGCCTCGAATTGAAGAAATTATTTCTTTATCCGAAAACCCAAAAAATCCATCATGCACTATTTATTTAAATCCTACGGAAGAACTTGACCAAGAAAATGCAAAAAGAAAAGTTCAAGAGTTAGAACATGTTAAATTACGATCTATCGTTGAATCCGTAAAAATATGCTTTGATCCCCATACTGATAGTAATACAACGCTTATTAAAGATGATAAAGAATTAATGAAAATCTATAATGAATTTGAATCTATGATAGATGAATGTAATAATGTCACTAGTTCTGATAAAACAAATGTAAAATCAAAATGGGTTATTCGAATTGTTTTGAATATTGAAGAAATGCTGGATAAACATATTTCAATTGATGATGTACATTATGCAATAAATAACATATACAGCGATCAAGTATCTTGTGTTTTTACAGATTATAATAGTGATAGTCTTGTATTTCGTATTAGATTGAACAAAAAAATTGATTCTAAAATGATTAAAAAACAACCATTAGATCAATCTGATGAAATTTATATGCTAAAAGGATTTCAAGATAATTTACTTGATAAACTAGTTTTAAAAGGTATTAAAAACATTAAAAAAGTTACTCCACGTAAAATTTTAGATAGTATTATAATGGAGAATGGGAATTTTACAAAAAAAGAAACATGGGTTCTTGATACTATTGGCACAAACTTGATGGATTTATTGAGTTTAGATAATATTGATACTTCGCGAACATATACAAATGATATACAAGAAATTTATAGTGTTCTTGGTATTGAAGCGGCAAGACAGTCTATTTTAAATGAAATTACAGAAGTTATTGAGTTTGATAGCACATATATTAACTATCATCATTTAATTATGTTATGCGATAGAATGACATGTAATGACTCGATGGTTTCTATATTTAGACATGGTATTAATAACGATAATATTGGTCCTATTGCAAAAGCTTCATTTGAAGAAACACCTGAAATGTTTTTGAATGCGGCAAGACACGCAGAATTAGATACAATGAGAGGTGTTTCTGCAAATGTAATGTGTGGTCAAGAAGGATATTTTGGAACAAGTGCATTTCAATGTGTTTTAGATTATGAAAAATTTACACAATTAAAGGTAGATGAAAATAATAACGAGGACCCCAATAAAGTTATATCTAATGGATTTGACGGATTTAATAACGATGACATTTGCAGTATTAATAATTTAACCATAAATAATAATATTTCCAATATTAAACCAATTGATATGGGAAATGATGATGGTTATGAGATTTAATTATACTAATAACAGTTTAAATATGAACAATTATTATTATTATATTTTTTAATTAAGGAGAAACAAATTTAATATTATTTTATGTATAATAGTGTATTATATAATATAAAATCATATTATATATTATAAAGAATGGTAGTCCATCGAGTATGTAACAACAATACTCTTTTTGATATCAATAACATTCTTGAGTATACACCTCCAATTGTAAATGGAATTGGAGGTGGAGGAGGGACTGGTGTTACCGGTCCAACTGGACCAAGTGACGGAGATAAAGGAGATAAAGGAGATAAAGGAGATAAAGGAGATAGAGGTTACACTGGTTACACCGGTTACACTGGTTATACGGGTTACACTGGTGTTACAGGTTATACCGGTTATACTGGTTATACTGGTTATACTGGTTATACCGGTTATACTGGTGTTACAGGTTATACTGGTTATACTGGGTACACGGGTTATACTGGTGTTACAGGTTATACTGGTGCTACTGGTATTCGAGGATTAAGTGGATTATCAAGTGGTTTAGTTTTTTATTTAGACGCGGGTGATAGCATAACTAATGTAACGTCCAGTACTAATCCCATAACACAAATTGATGGAGATTTATTAATAGATCCAGATGTATCGTCATCTACAACTATCATGAGTTTGGATGTTACTTTAAACTCATTGCCTGATAATAATGATGATATTAATTTTGCAAATTTTACAACATCATCAAATAAAAATTTATTGGAAAATATATTTATTCCAGGCGGGTTTTGGTATATTAATCTATTTGCTTCTATAACAACTCCGACTGCAATTAATCCCAACTCACCTGATGGCGGTGGTATATCTTTTTATGCCCAAGTTTTAGAAGTTGACCCAATAACTAATGCAGAAATAATTATATCGTCTAAATCTAACGATACATTAACACTTTTTGATAATGAAAGCGATTTTTATGAACATCGCATATATGTACCACCTCATACAATGCAGACATTAAATAATAAAGTAATTGTAAAATTATGGGCGAAAACTACATCTTATAATAATTATTATTTAAAAATATTTATGAGAGGGACAAAATTGAGTCATATCGTATCAAGTATTGCCCTTAATGTAGTAGGTCCCACCGGTTACACTGGTTTCACAGGTTATACAGGTTACACTGGTTACACGGGTTACACGGGATACACGGGATACACTGGGGTTACAGGTTATACAGGTTACACTGGTTACACGGGTTACACTGGTTACACTGGTGCTACTGGTGTTACTGGTTATACTGGTTATACTGGTTATACTGGTTATACTGGTTACACTGGTGCTACTGGTGTTACTGGTTATACTGGTTATACTGGTTATACTGGTTATACTGGTTATACTGGTGCTACTGGTGTTACTGGTTATACTGGTGTTACTGGTGCTCGAGGATTAAGTGGATTATCTAGTGGGTTAGTTTTTCATTTAGATATGGTTGATACAACAATTGACGTATCATCTAATAATATTTCTGGGTTACCAGCAGTTGATGGAGATTTATTAATAGATGCTAATTCGTCATTATCTTCAAGTATGTTGGATTTGAATGTTAATTTAGATTCAATAGTTGATATTCAGGATATTAATTTTGCAAATTTTACAACAACTTCAAGTAATAATTTATTAGAAAATACATTTATTCCAGGAGGGTTTTGGTCTATTAATTTGTTTGCTTCGGTAATAAGTCCAATATCATCGAGTAATGGTATATATTTTTATGCCAAAATTGTAGAATTAGATGTTGTTAATAATTCCGAAACGGACATATCTGAATTATCTATAAATTCTTCTACCAGGTTTAACAATGAATTAGATTTTTATGAACATCGAATATATGTACCACCACATACATTAGCGTCAATCGATAATAAAGTACGTATAAAACTATGGGCAACAACAACAGAATTGAATTACAACTTACAAATATTAATGAGGGAGACAACACTCAGTCATGTTGTATCAAGTATTTCTATTAATGTAGTAGGACCAACTGGTTACACAGGTTATACTGGAGTGACAGGTTACACCGGTTATACGGGTTATACTGGTTATACTGGTTACACTGGTGTTACAGGTTATACTGGTTATACTGGTTATACTGGTTATACTGGTTATACTGGCGCTACTGGCGCTACTGGGGTGACAGGTTATACGGGTTATACGGGTTACACTGGCGCAACGGGTTATACTGGTGCTACTGGGGTGACAGGATACACTGGTTTTACCGGTTATACTGGTGCTACGGGTCCAAGAGGATTGAGTGGAAAATCAACTGGATTAATATTATATTTTGATGAGATAAGTGGAGATACAGATAATGAAGGAACGTATATATTTGATGGAAGAAATAGTACAATAGATCCTACTATTATGGAGGGTAAATTAAAAACAACACCAAATACATCCAACACCACATCCAAGATGAGATCATTATTACCTATCGATTCATCTCAAAATATCGCTTGTTTTAATATTGCAACTTTTGATTTAAATGAAAGCATATTTGAAACAACATTAATTCCATCAGGAATATGGAGTGTTAATTTTTTTGCAGAGAGAAATTATCCTTGGTGGGAACAGGCAAATCCGTATACAGGATACTTTGTAGAAATATATGAAGTAACTAATAATAATGTTATAATACCGATTATTTCATATGATAAAACGATTGATCCATTTATTAAAAGGTTCGTTCTTGCTGATAATGATTGGACAACTTATTATCCACAAACCCCTGTGTTTGGATATTTTGATGTTTATGAGCATAACATATCGATGCCATTCCATACATTAGATTCAATTGATAGTAAAATAAAAGTAAATTTATGGGTAAAAAACAATAAACCCAATCACACTGCAGAAATATTTTTCTGGCTGGGAGGAACGCGATTGAGTCACATTATTACAACTTTACCAAGCAATAAACGAGGTGCGACAGGTGTTACTGGTTATACTGGTTATACTGGTTATACTGGTTATACTGGTTATACTGGTTACACTGGTGTTACAGGTTATACTGGTTATACCGGGTACACTGGTTACACTGGTTACACGGGTTATACTGGTGTTACAGGTTATACGGGTTACACTGGTTACACGGGTTACACCGGTTATACTGGTGTTACAGGTTATACGGGTTACACTGGTTATACGGGTTACACAGGTTATACTGGTTATACTGGGGTTACAGGTTACACTGGTTATACAGGTTATACCGGTTATACTGGTTATACTGGGGTTACAGGTTACACTGGTTACACTGGGTATACAGGTTACACTGGGTATACAGGTTACACTGGGTATACAGGTTTTACAGGTTACACTGGTTGCACTGGTTATACTGGTTACACCGGTTACACTGGCGTTACAGGTTACACTGGTTATACTGGTTATACAGGTTACACAGGTTATACTGGTTATACAGGTGTTACTGGTTACACAGGTTATACTGGTTACACCGGTTATACTGGTTACACCGGTTATACTGGCGCTACTGGTTATACGGGTTACACCGGTTACACCGGTTATACAGGTTATACAGGTTACACCGGTTACACGGGTTATACGGGTTATACGGGTTATACGGGTTATACTGGGTATACGGGTTATACGGGTTATACAGGTTACACTGGTTACACTGGTTATACTGGTTATACAGGTTATACTGGTTACACTGGTTATACGGGTGTGACTGGTTATACTGGTGTGACTGGCGCAACTGGTCCAAGGGGGTTAATTGGAACAGGTGGTATTATTGGTCATTTTGGAAAATTTCATTATAATAATACTAAAACAATAAATAGTGGTGATTCTTTTGCAATTCCATTTACTACAGAAAGATCAAATGGGATTACTTTAAATTCCGATACGTCTGAAGTGACGATTATGTTTGATGGTATATACAATATTAATTATTCATTCCAATTTTATTATCCAACCGAAGATAATTTGGATTTAAACTATAGTATTAGGATTATGAAAAATAATAGTTTTATTAATGCAACAAGAAATTACACAGTACATGGTTCGTTTGAATCATATGGTGATTCAAAATCATTAACATATTTAGAACAATTTAATGCTGGAGATATAATTAAAATTATTGTTTATAATACTAATACATCTACAAATAATTCAAAATTAAAAATACTTACTGATAATGTTATTGTAAATGGGAATTCATATGGTGCTATTTTATCAATAGATCAAATAATGTATACTCAAT